GCGCGGCTTAATTTTATATTCTCAAATTACAGCAATCATTCGGGCTGTAGTTTACATTCTTCTTCCAGTACTGAAAATGACTATCCACGTCCTCACAAACTGAAATCTTCCTGAATCCTGAAATCTTATTTAGATATTCGATTTTTCGCTCCAACTGCAAATGATTATACCCTGCATGCTTCAGGGTGTATTCGGAATAGTCAATATCAAACCATTGCTTCACCCATGTGTTTACCCGCAAGAACTCCACCAGAATCTTATCACATCTGATACTGTTCAGAACCCTAAAATCAATAAATTGAGGGATAAATGGTGATAACCTGACAGAGACATCAAATCCTTGCTCCTGCAGCTTCTCAATAGCTTTAATCCGTGCAGATGGCGGACACGCCTTTTCAAATGTACGTGAAAGAGTGTCATCCGTAGAAGTCACAGATATTTGTATATGCGCCAGTTTTCTATCCATCAACCGGATATATATGTCATCTGCTACCATTGAGGACTTTGTCACGATAAGGTAATGTACCCCTTGTCGGTTCAGGTTCTGAATTGCTTTATAGGTTTCCCTGTAAACAGCCTCACAAGGTTGGAAACAGTCAGTCATTCCACCCAAACGCACAACTGTTCCCCGCTCTAATTTGCAGATCTTCCTCCCCACTTTGTCCGTCCGGGAAACAGATGGATTATCAGGATGCCATAGTCCCCTGAAATTAAGGAGTGACTTTGCATAACAATAAGAACAGTCGTGAAAGCATCCACAGCCGTAGAGGTCTAAACGTGTCGGGTAATTGCATTTATTTCCTTCATTTCCGGAGACGGTCTTATAAAAGGACTTAAACTCTGGTGCTTTTGTGAACGTAGTCACCCATTGTGGTGCATTTACTGTATATCCGGTAGTCATACCCGCAATTTCTTCTTTCAACATGCTCATACTCTTTTAAAATGAATGTTTATAATAATAATACAAATTTGATTATCTTTGCAATGCCAATCACATAAAACAAAAATGCGAGTAGACGCAGCAAGGGTTTTTGCCCCCGGCTGTGCGTCTGCTCGCATTTTGTTAGTATGTGATTGGCGTCTTTACTAACAGGCTGGGGGCTTTTTTATAGCCTTTCCCCCACAGGCTTATATTCAATTTTGACAAATCACTGAAAATCCGTATATTTGCGCTTATAATAGTGCTTTCTTATGCGGAATCCTGAAATGACCAAAATACGTGACCGGAAGATGGTAGAAACGTTCTATCTTCTCTATGATAAAAAGCGCATCCGTTTGGAGGATGTTCTTTTGCGTATGAGTCATGACCTGTTCTTTCTTGATCAGAACTACATCTACAAACGGATTTTTTATATATCGGAGAATTTATCATATTACGAACAATTAAAAGAGGGCAAAAAGCCCGATTCAAAAAAGAACGATACAAATCAACTTAGTCTTGGTTTTTAACCGTTGCATCATAGATGATACAGCGGTTCTTCGTCTTCCGTTTTCTCCGGTAAGTCCCCATTGCTAATTTTCATTTCACGGTCTTTCATGTCGGCATGGCTTGCAAGTTCCATTGTGGTGTAATCCATGATTTCACATTCAAAGCTGATCCGGTACAGGTTTCCCGCACCCCCCGACTCTTCCCGTCCGACATGGGTACGTCGGAGCGTGCCGAAGTTCTTTCCCGATTTTCCGTGTAACATCATCCCCAGCAATGTCAACAGGTCAAGAAAGGACAACGCCTCTTCCTGCATAGCCGCACCTTCGTAGGTATCGGAAAAAGTTTCGTAAAACAGCCGGAAATCAATCTGCGTGTGAAGCCGCTGAACGAGTAACCCTTCATCCTCAATACCCAGCGTATTAAATTCAATGAATACAGCCGGGGACGAAAAGGGATGTTCTTCATCGAGAAAACTAACCTGTTCATGCCACATGTCTATATGTTCAATCCCCGGTGTATTTTCCATCCGTTCCCTTAGCTCGGAATACTCATCCGGGATAGATGCGAGGAACTCATCTTTGCTCCGTATTATTTCAACCAGTTCTTTGTAGCAGTCTGTCCAAATCATAACTATATAGATTAAATATTCGAGAATCGTTTGTCAATCTCCGATGCGATCCATGTATCGAGTTGCTTCATAAACGTAGCGGACTCACCCATATACTGACGTTTGGGGATTCTTATCCTGCTGCCTACTTTTTTAAGTGCCATACTTTTGTAAAAAGAAGCCATTGTAGACAGCCGCTCATTGGCTTTATTTTGCCGTAATTCGCCATTTTTCCTCTTTTGCATTGATCCGGTCGACTTCATGTACAAATACCAAAAATAACGTTTCATTCGCTCCGTTACGACAATGTACCCGCCTTCATTGTGGATCTTGGCATAAGCCAGCGGATCGGTCTGATAAATGATACGGTCTATTCCACGGCTGACCGCATGTATGCTGTCACGGAGCTTCCCGCTTTGTATCAATACGCCACGATCCGAACCGATTGCGAGTGACCTTTTAGCCCACGGTGTCAGTGATGTATCAAGAAACCCCTGCCTGCGAAAATTCTGCTTGAAGAAGTTCACACCCGCAACTTTCGCGTAGCGGTGCGCATCTTCTACCAGTGTGGATAATTCTTTAAAAAAATCAGGTAATTCAGTTCTTTCCATTTGCATTTCAAAATAAAATTGTATATTTGCAATGTTCGCGGCTGTAACAGGTCAAGAGCTCCCTTCAGGAGTGGTAGTTTCGGCTACTGCTCCTGAAGTTCTTTAAGAAGGTCGGTTGCTTTTCCGTCCACCACGTCTTGCCATGACACTTTCACGGCTTTTCTCTTATAAATGAACACCATCCGCTGCCCGGCATACTTTTCGCCATACAGTTTGTATATGCCGTTCAGTTTGTTTTTCAGCATTTCCGGTTCGACAGTGTCAAAAGCGCTCAAATTGAATACAGTATATTCGCACTGCTGTTTTTTCGAACTGTCAAGCCCGTGTTTTATACCGCCCAGCCCCTGAATATTTTTCAGGTCTGCCAGCTTTTCGTCAATCAAATATTCCGGGTTCTTTACCCCGTCCTCGTTGATGTGCGGGCGGATTTTTACTTTCATCTTCAGTTCCTTTGAAATTACCCGTGCGCTTTCCACATTCTTTGCCAAGTCTTTCGGATCAGCAAAGTCGCTGATCATCACTTTCGATTCCGGATCACGATGATAAGGGGCGTATATTTTATTCCGCTCCGTCTCTTTCCTGATTTTTATCAGGTCATTGTCCGGCATTGAAAAATAAGGATGTGCAACCGTGAATATCTCACCGGATTGACCTACGTTATTCGCAAAAGCATCCGGTATCGTCACAATAGGCGTAGCAGGTGTTTCCGGTTCGTCCGTTTGTTCGACATAACACCTGCACCGATATCCGTTGGGCGGGTAGTTCTGCAGCCAAAACGGATCGTTAATAGGTTTTACGACACCATCCAGTATCCTATGTGATTCTCTTACCCGTTCATCCCCGGCAGTCACATACTTCAGGTTAGGCATTATATCCGCATTCTCCTTGAATTCCTGCCATTCACTGGCGCGTCTGCCGCTTGTTTCTGCCGTTTCAAATTCCGTGCGAAGGTAATTTTCATTATAGTCTTTATGAATTGCCATTACTTTTTCCCGGAAGTCCTCATAAGAAAGTTTTTTCCCCTTATCATCATAAAGGGCATCATTCATCTCCTTAATTTCCTGATACGTCTTCGCTCCGGAGAACTTGAACAAGTTGTCACGTATCCGTTGAGGTTCTTCCGCCTGTTCCGGATCATTATAGTCGTCTTCTCCCCATCCTTCAGCCGCCTTCTTATTCAGTTCCTCGTATGTCTTTCTGAATAATTCCCCGTCAATATTCCCTGTCTTAACTTTACGTTCGTAAACCTGTTTCATCACTCTTCCGATGATACTGCTGAAATCATACTCCCCGGCTTCCATGACAGGCGACGTTACCGTTTCATCGTCCGGTTCGGTCTTTTTTTTTTGAGGGTCTGTTTGGGGCTGATTCGGCAATGTTCCTCCCTGCTGCTCACCACCGGGATTTTTCTTTTGACCAATGATCGGCAAACCTGTTTTTTTAGCAACTTCTTCATGGTCAAACTCAAAGGTATAAGCCAGCTTGTTGATTGCTTCGATGTATTCCGTGATAGACAAACTTTCCGTGTCGTCCCACTTCAGTTTCAGCCTTTCAAGCGGTTTGTATACCGGGCTGATCTTTACCAGTTTGGGAATGATAATGTAATTGAAATAAAACTGGAACAACATTTTATCATATTCGTGCCGCGATTTTTCAACACGTTCATGTACTTCTGCCGTACCTTCCCACGCACCGTTTTCAGTTGTTCCCGTCTGACCCAGCAAACGTTTACTGATCTGGTTGTCACATCGTTCCTCTAACGGTAAAAAAGCATTGGTTGTATTTCCCCCGGCTTCTTTCCCATACTCGACCGTTTCGTTTCCTTGCAGCACAGCAAAGAAATTATTCCTGAAGTCCGTCATCATTTCGAATAATTCGTCCATCCGCTTTTTATCCATTCTGTCTGAAGTAACAAAGACGGGCGGAACACCATATTTTTCGATATAATTCATCCATGCCCCCAATCCTAATTTCTTGGCAAGAATGATGACCGCCAGTTCGTTGAGCATCCCCAGCGACCACGGATTCCCGAATTGTACATAGTACGGTTCAAGCGCACCGTCTTTGTACGACCATCCAGTCTGGTCTGATTCCTCCCTGATGATGATTTGTTGTTGTGGAATGTAATTTGACATGGGAATTTCTTCGACATGGCTAATTTCCAAATTATCATCAAGGTGGGAAAGATCGGCAAGCGATACCCCCTGTAACTGATGCAGAAAACAGATTCTGATAAGCTGGTGAAACCATGGACGATCCAGTAATTTTTTTGCTTCCTCATCTTCATTGTCATTATCATCCACAAGGTTATATTTTGCCTGTTGCACAGGTAAGACGCGATTGTCAATGGTCGTCTGCAAATGTTCATCGTTATATAACGACTGAAAAAAGCGGTATAATAAACCACGCCTGGGATCATCCGGATCGGTAGCTGCGGTCACTGACATGATCCAGTCGTCAATGGTCTTTTCCCGATAAACAACAGCCTGCCTTTTATACATTGTTCCTGACGTTGGCAACCCACTGCTGTCCATTCGATAATAATACTCATTGAGTATATTCTTCAGGCTCATCCGACGAATAGCCTTCTGTTGAAACCAGTTGAATATTTCTCTTAACTTCTTGTACATAACATACCTTTTAAAAGCGGTTTAAAAACTATTTAAAGAAACCATCCGTTGTTCCGTGTATGACCAAACAGAATGGGAGATTCAACATTGCCTTCTTCATCTGTTACCAAAGGAATTTCAGGTGGCAGTGACATGATTCCGTCACGTAACTTGGCAAGTATAAGGTCAGCCCAGTCGTTCATGTCTGATAACGGGTTATTTCCCGTTTTCCGGGCTGCGTTCCGACTTACCGCACGGAAAGCGGTAATGCAGGATATTATCCGGATTAATAACCCCGTTCGTATTGGAGGAATACCGAATATCTTTTTCACGTCATAACGACCGCTTATATAGGCGGACACTTCACTGATGACAAGATCTTCAATCCCATTCAAAACTTCCTCGTCTTTTTCGATACTTTCAACCAGCAACCGATTTTGTATGACGGTCGTCAGGTCATCCATGTTGATATACTTCATAGTTACCAAGTGTATTTACGTTTATATCTTCCCGCCTTCCACGGGCGTGTCGCGGGCTCGTCCTCTG